CATGAGTAAGCCTGTTGTATATAATTGGATTATTCGTATTGTTGACCGAAACGGTGAACGTTATGAAACTCGTGCAGATTATACGCTTGCTAATATGCGTAAATGTTTGCAATTTTGGCGCTCTAAATCTTATGTATTGAGTGTTACTGCATATAAACAATTTATTAATCTTTAATGTTTCACGTGGAACAATGGAAAAAAGAGCTATTTTGACTATATTACGTATTATGCGTAAGGCTACCCTAGAGCCTATTGTAGATATTAAACTAGGTGTATTTGAACGTCCCTCGCAATCTGAAAAGGTACGCGCGTCTCTTGTGGAATCCAATCCGGATTTTATATTTTTGGCTAAACATGAAGAAATGTGTCCTAATTTATTTCCTGAAGATGAAGATAACCCCCAACCAGTGGATAGAAATAGTTAAGTTGATATCTACATTTGTGATAGGTATTATAACTACCTTGTTTGTGCAGTCTTGTACACTCTCTCTTAGCGTTGCTAAGAATAATAATAATGCTACACAAAAAACCGAGCAAACCTCGACGTCAAGTGTAGATAGTACTCACGTTAATTTAAATGGTGCTTTTGACGCTACTCTAGACGTTAACAATGAGATTCGGGTTAATAATTTCGATTGGTCTCATGCTAACAATTTGACGACCCAGATAGGTCGCGTTACTCCTGTGTTCTGTGAGCTTGTTCCGTCACATAGTTCACTCCGCATTAATCCTCATTTTGGATTGCAATTTATGCCGATGGTATTTCCTATCCAGACTCGTTTGCGTGCTCGTATGATGTTTTTCAAATATCCTCTTCGTGCCCTCTGGGATGGTTATCGCGATTTTATAGGTAATTTCCGTGAAGATTTGGAAGAGCCCTATCTTGATATGTTTACAAATGACCATATTAAAGCTATGGCTACTACTGGTAGTCTTGGTGATTATCTTGGATTACCAACTACTCTTGTTGGTGATTTTGGTACAGGTACGGACATGGGCTCGCCTGTTCTATATATAAAGACTGTTAAAGGTAATCAATTCGGTGGAACGTCCGATTTCACTTATTTGAAAGGGTTACCTATTGATACCGTTGCTAATTTGAACGATTTTAAATCTCTAAACCCTCCTCCTGCTGATAAAGGGTTAACATTTGGCTCTTCGTTTGTTGTTCCTTCTCCTGGTAGTGCTTCTGCTGATAGCGTTGTCAATCTTGTTCCTTATATTCAGTTTTCATTTACAACCGATGATGGTCCTGTTACTGCTAATTCTGTTGTAACTATTACTATTCCTACCCACCCAGGAAAGGTTAAACCTTCTGATTTTTCTTCGTTTGCGCAGAATTGTACAGCGTTTGTCAATTCTAATAATATTAATGATATTATGTCTTATGTTGGTTGTGTTCAAAAAGATGGTGCTATACACTTGTCCTATAGATTCCCACAATCATTTATAGATAATAAGATTGAAGGGTTTACTTGTAATCTGTACATGAATTTGTTTTCTCGTTTTGGTCGTCGTATTTCAGGTAATGATACTGCTTGGGATTCTGCATTAACCCCTCTTGGATTGTTGCTAACTGATGGTTCTTATAAAGACGGTATTCAGCGTTCCAGTTGGACTTGGTCTATGGCTAACGTTATTTCTGGTTCTACTGCTACGATTAAAGGTACTTATAAATTGAATTCCAGTTCTCCGGTTGATTTAACGCTTGATACTTCTCCGTATTATAATCATACCTCGAAAAATGCGCAGAATCAAATTAAGATTTCCGCTTATGCTTGCCGCGCTTATGAAGGTATTTATAACGCTTATATTCGTGACAATCGTAACAATCCTTATTATATTAACGGACAGGTTCAATATAACAAGTGGATTCCTACGTATGAAGGTGGTGCAGATTCTAATATTTATCAGCTTCGCTATGCTAATTGGGAAAAGGATTTTTTAACCACTGCTGTTCAGTCACCGCAGCAAGGCACAGCGCCTCTCGTAGGTATTACGACTTACACGGAAACGGTTTCTGCTCAAGATGAGAATGGTGCTTCTGTTACTAGAGAATTATCCCGTGTTGCTCTTGTTGATGAAGATGGAAAACGTTATCAGGTTGCATTTGATTCCGATGAAGAAGGTTTGAAAGGTGTTCAGTACGTCGAACTTGATAATGAGGTTAAACTCCGTCAGCCTCGTAATTTGATAGACATTGCAACCTCTGGTATTTCTATCAATGATTTGCGCAATGTCAACGCTTATCAAAAGTTCTTAGAATTGAATATGCGCAAAGGTTATTCTTATCGTGACATTGTTGAGGGTCGTTTCAATGTCAAAGTGCGTTATGACGAGTTGTTGATGCCCGAATTTTTCGGAGGTTTTTCACGTGATATTGAGATGCATTCAATCTCCCAGACCGTAGACCAAGATAGTGAAGGTAGTGAAACATATTCTAAAGTTCTTGGTAGTCAATCAGGTATAGCCGGTGTCCGTGGTGATTCTGGTAGAGCTATTGAAGTGTTTTGCGATGAGGAATCTATTGTAATGGGTATTATGATAGTAACTCCGTTGCCTGTTTATACGCAGTTGTTGCCTAAACATTTTACATATCGCGGTTTGCTTGACCATTACCAGCCGGAGTTCAATCATATCGGATTCCAGCCGATTCTGTATAAAGAAGTTTGTCCGATTCAGGCTTATAATTATTCACCGGAAGCTATACATGACGTATTCGGGTATAATCGTCCCTGGTATGAGTATGTGCAAAAATATGACCAGGCACACGGTTTGTTCCGGTCTAATTTGTCTAATTTCTTGATGCATCGTGTTTTTAACCAAAAGCCGGAGCTCGCCCAATCATTCTTAGTTATTGACCCCGAGCAAGTTACTGACGTGTTCGCGGTAACAAAAGCCGATGATGGTAGTGAATTATCCGATAAGATTTATGGTCAGATTTGGTTCGACTGTACAGCACGGTTACCAATATCTCGTGTTGCTATTCCGAGATTGGATTAACGCGCGTGCGTGTGCTTCCGCGCGTACGCGCGACAAAAATCGAGCTATGCTCGCCCCCTACTCTTCCGTGATGAACCTGACGACAGGTTCTCGCGGTTGAGCGGCGAGACGCTCACCTACGGAGTACGTGTCGCACGTAGTAGCGACCCACATGCCTAAATTATAATACTTTAAAATTTTAGCTATGGCAAAAAGAAAATTAATCGCGCAAATCAATGCAGTAAATTGCAAATTTGACATGCTTGTAACAAAACCGGATTTGGCTCTAACGCCGATGCAGGTTAAAGAATTGACGGACAAAGGTATAGCCGTTTCGCTCCCGAATTCTAAGCAATTTTTAGACGGTCAGAACGCCGAGCGTTCTAACGATTGGTCTGTAGACCCTATTTTTCGTCGTGATGCTAACATGTGTACCATGTTTGAATTAGAGCGCGATTCTCAAGGTAAAATTATTCGTGCTCATAAACTCGACCGCAAGAAATTTGGAGACTAATGTACGGACTTATTGGCGCGGCTATTGACGCTATGTCTCAAAATTGGAACACGAATGCCGCTATTTTTGCCAACAAACAGGAACAACAATCGAATCGTGATTATAATCTAAATTTGGCAAAGATGCAAAATCAGTGGAATCGTGAACAATGGGAGCGTGAAGCCCAATATAATTCGCCTGCTGCGTATCGCGCCCGCCTTGATGCGGCAGGAATGAACCCTGATTTAGCCTACGGAAACGTTAACGGAATTGCCCCTGCGAGTCCTGGCATGACTTCCGGTGAAGCTAGTCAACCTGTTGACTATTCGATGATTGCTGGAAAAAAAACCTTAGGACAGGTAGTTTCGGAAACCCTGCAGAATGAGCAAGCCCAAGCAAATATAGCCTTGACTCAAGCCCAGACGGACAAAACCAATGAAGAAGCCGGAAAAACCGCTTCTGAAACGAAAGGTATTGATATTGATAATCTTACCCGTGAAGAAGGTAACAAACTGGTGATTCAGATGAATAAAGGTATTATTGAGCTGAACGATAGTGTTAAGCAACTCAATCAGCAAAATAAGAAAGTTCTCGCTCAAACCCTTGAAAATCTGAAACTTCAGAGTAACAACCTCGCTGAACAATGGCAAGTTCTCCG